GCGGCTACTGTGTTACCATCGTAAGATGATGTTGAAGATATATTAAAACCTAATGTTGTCCATCGAGGGTTTTCCTCTGATGATGATGTTGTATAAGTAATACTAGCTGAACCAGTATCATTAGCCATTGTAGGGTAGATAATAACATTATAAACTTTTCCATCTTCATAAGAACTCGTTACAAGAGGTGTATCGGTTTCTTTTTGGAACGTTATAGTGTTTGTTTGGTTTTCTTTTAAAGTAATCATATATCTCCTTAAAATAAGAAATAGGGGGGTGTTGTACCCCCCTTATCTCTAAATTGCTTATTGTGAAATGGTTATTCCTGTCAATACATCCGCAAGACTTGCACCTGCTATTGGAATAGCTGGGTTTGGTTCCTGTGATGAAAAAGTTAAAGTGTAGCCATTTGCATCGCCAATTGCAGTTCCCGTCTGTCCCTGTCCTCCGTTAAGTTGCGCTCCATATACTTCACCAACGTAAAAGAATTTATCACCTTCCGTACCTGCGTTATTAGTTTCAACAACTAATTTTAGGTCTGGATTTTGTGCTAATACTTTCATTTGGTTACGTAATGCTGATTGCATCTTTAAGAAAACAGCGTTTACCGTTGATTCATAGAATACTGTTCCATTCTCAGTTGAACCATTAATGGTTTCTGTGAAATCAGAAGTTCCTCTTGTTAAATCAAACTGATAAAATATTCCTGCTCCATCAATATCTGTAATCTCTCCCGAGCTTTCAGTTATTGTGGTTACGGAACCAGATAGGATATACAATGTTTTGATTCCACCTGCGTTGTCTCTACATCCGAGAGAAAATCCTGCTGTAATATCACATGCCATAATTTATATCCTTTTCTTTAAGTTAATTTATCAGTTATTATAGGTTGTTAGTTACCCAGAATTCAGGGTATGCTACTTGTACACCTAATTTAGTCACAATTCTGTGCTTCAATTGGTCACCGTTGATATCATACCATAATTGGAAGTTGTCTAAATCAGAGATTAAGTCAGTACCAATTACGATTTGTCTTGCAGGTCCCATAACAATTCTATTAGAACCAGCTAAACCAACTGTTCCAACGATTGTAAGGTTAGCAAATGGGTGTTTCATTGACATTAAAGAACCACGATTCTCTACTGAATTCATATCGAAGTAGTAGTTGTTAGTGTTTCTTAACCATACGATGTATTTTCTAAAGTTAGCGATTGACATAAATACAGTCAAATCATCTCTATCTTGTACATCTACTGCTAATGTTTCTAATTGTGTATCAATTTGGTCACCGATATCACCAGAAGTTGGTACTGAAGATGATACAAAAAGAGCACCTGATCCAGAAGCTAATAAAGTATTTAATCCATCAACACAATCTCCAGATGCAGTAGTTGCAGTCCAGATAAACTCATCGTTTTTCTTTTGGAAGTTAGCTACCAATTGAGAAGCGTACTCTTCAACGAAAGCATAAGTTTCAGGGTAAGAACCTTTTGGTCCTAATAATCCGATATACTTAGAATCTAAGTCTCTCAAACATAGTCCATCGAATGAACTTCTCTGACACACTTGGATATCTCTTTGTGTGTAAGTTACTGAACCTGAAGGTGTAGTTACACATCCTTGTCCATCTTGGATAACCAAGTCAATCTCTTGTAAGTTTAGAGGTTCTTTATATTTAATTCCCTCTTTTACAGTTACGTATTCTGCGGTTGAACCGGCAATAACCGATTTTACAAGGAATTCCCCTGCAAGTTCGTTATTGAACTGGTCTAACGCTGTTACATCAAATCCTGCCATAATAATTTTCTCCTTTTAGTTTTTACGAGCTTTAAGTAATCTTTCGAATTGAGCTTTCTTTTTATTATCCGCTGGATTATAAGCTATGTTCGTTGTATTACTACGTCCGTAAGTTTCTTTTTTGTTTGTAATTGTTTTTTCTGCAGCTGGTTGAGCTCCGAACTCTGCCTTTACTGCTTTAATTTCTGTGTTGAACTCTTCTTTAAGTGTAGCAATTTGTTCTTTAAACTCACTTGCCATAGCTTTAATTAGAGCTTCATGAAGTTCTCCAAGTTCTGCAACATCTGCATCACTCATTTCTTCTTCAATCATTTCATCTTCTGTTTCTGCTTCAACTTCCACTTCTACTTCTTCAGCACTGATTGAGGTAATTACACCTCCTTCCGTAGAGATGGATACTCCGCCTTCTAATGCGTGTGTACCATCTGGTGCTGGGATGTTTCCATCCTCAGTAATAACGAAAATAGCAAGACCTTCACCGAGTTCTTCACCCTCATAAGCAAGAGTTAGTTCTCCATCAGCTGTCTTGATTTCGCCAAAAGTTGTTTCAATAGTTTCTTCTGATAATGTTTCTTCAACAACTTCTTCAGTTGTAGCTTCTACTACTTCTGATAATTGTTCTTCAACCACAGTTTCTTCTACCGAAGGAGCATCAACTAAATTGAAATGCTTTTTAACTAAATCTTTTAGTTCTTTTTTCATTTGTAATCTCCTTTTGGTTATTAATTAGTTGATTGGAACGAACCTTCTTTTGCTTTTGAGTCAACAACTACCAACGTTTCTCCGTTAGTAAGCTTGTATTCTCCATCAGGCATGACAGTTTGCCGTTCACCATCTTTTAAAATAAATACAACGAGAGAGGTTTCATCTATTACGATTTCAGTTCCTCCTTCGGTTGTTCTGTAATAGAACTTTTGTTTACTAGCATTAATCATATAATCAGCGAAGAAACCTTCTACTGAGAATCCACGAACTAATCCAGTCTTAACATAATTGTCCCATATATCTTTATTACGAACTTTCATAACTCCAAACCAAGTTCCCTTTGGATAATCTTCACCCATGAGTTCTTTTGATTTATCGTTTGAGCCATTAACTATCCAAGATTCTACTAATGTAATATCTTTTAGTTTCTCTTCTTCTGAATGTTCGTAATTAACTTCTTTTTGATACCCATTCTCAAGGTATTTGTATGCTACCTTTTCAATAGTATCTGGTGAGAAATATACATAATACTCTCCCATTGTTTCATC